ATATTAGACACTTCCTCATGCCTCTTTCTACATTACCAAGGTCTGATACTCCCATCGCGTAGTTGTAGAAGTAACCTTGAAAAGTGTAGTTGGTAATAGTACCACCAGTGGAAAGTGTGCTTGTTGCAGGATCGTAAGCTGCATGGTCGTTCTTAACAAGTGCTAAGGTCTCCCCATGCTCTTCTACAAGTTTTAAGAGGTCGTATGCTCTGAAAGCCATTAGCCATAATCCCGAATATACTTACTATCATTTTTGGGGTTATCGAACTGGCCCTTGGAGAAAGAGGAAGCAGGACGATCAGTTAGAGCCTGAGCTGCATCTATCGAAACCTTGGAGATTCCTCCTGCTCCTAAGCTAGAGCCTGTAAGTGTGTATTTCTGACCTTGCTCACGAAGATCGGCAGATAGAGCCTTATACTGTTTAGCGAGATCGCTATAATCAGAAGATAAGGCTCCATCTATTTTTGTAGTAACCCTACGAGCGAAAGCGGCAGCTATTGTCTGAGCCGCCCAAGCTCCTGCAAAGTAAACATTATTACTGTTAGTAGACAAGGCGAAAGTTATCTCTTCATCCTTTATCAACTGATCGTTAGTATCAGTGTCACCTATAAGTAGACGTACGATATTTAACCTACCTGCAGTTGACGTAGTTACAAGATTTCTTTCGTCATATGTCCAAGCCATTTATTAAGCCTCTAACTCTCCGTAGTTGGCTCTCCATGAACGGATAAGCCCACACTGTTTACCTTTAACCTTAGAAGTACGGCATTTCTTTCTGTCGTACTCAGCAGAGTTTGCAGTCTTTGCTTTGACTTTAGCGTTTATGCTACTCACCAGTATATCTAACTGTTCAGAAGTCATATCTTCTAAGCCATCTCCCACAGGAGCTTTAACTGCTTTGTCCAAGTCTGCGTTATGGTGTAGGTGATGCTCATTATAGAGTCTTTCTATATTGAACTTGGGTAAACCTCGTTCCACCCAAGGAACGAGATCACCTTTTTCATACCTTACGCCATTCATAAGCATTCCGTTAGGATTGCGAACGTAGACTGGTTTATCATATTGAAATGGTGGTCGGGTCATTCACCTACTCCTTATGATAAGATGGTGTTAAAGAATACACCGAGGTCAGCACCTACAACCTTTTGGTCGTAAGCCATGTTTGCCTCTAGCAATTCTGCTACACCTTCTACACGTAGGAAGTCACCTGTGTATGAACGGATATCAACTCCGTAGCCAGAAGCGTTATCTAGCTCATTCCATGTAAAGTTGTAACCTGCTGCAGGGACCATTAGTCCTGCTGAAGGAGGGCAGTAGTACAATGCCGCTTTCTTAGTCGCTACGAAAGAGAGTGACTCTGTTAGTCCCTCTTTAGCAGTGTTCTCGATTGCGTCTGCAATGTGATACTCAGCTACTTCAAAGATCTCAGCTAGTTTAGCTTGTGTGATCAATGCAGTCTGGGTTACGGTTGCGCCACCGTTGATACGAGCAAGAATGTCTGGGTGGTTGATAAGTGTATCGTGAGCATCACGAGAGACAACCATTTTGTTTGGCTTAAAGCCACCAGAAGCAACTTGCATTGCTCTTCTTGCGTTAGTTACGTCAACGATTGGTGTTGAGTTTGTGTAATCGTCCCACTGTGTAACTCTTGTTGCCGAATTGTTAGAAGCATTAGCAACACCTTCGTATTCTGTTGTCCAGATACCTGTTCCGAAGAAAGTAGACATGAAACGCTTTTCACGGTCAATCAATAGATTGTGTGTTAGCATTTCTGACGCACCTCGTCTGATATCGAGAGCAGTATCAGCGTTTGCTAATGTCTCGAAGTCAAAGTCAGTTGACAATGAACGAACCTCTGCAGTGTAAGTTGCGTTAGAGATTGACATACCAATTCTTTGTGAACGAGTACGTGGCGCTCTAGCAGCTACTTCAGTGCGATAGAAGTTTTCACGGTCATAGATGTAGTACTTGTTGGTTTTCTTATCAACAGGTACGTTAGGGAAAACCTTATCAGCGATAAAGTTGTCCTGTGATTGTAGGTACGCTACTGTCAAATTTGTTAGTGGTTGATCAATATGTACCTGCGAAGCGGTTAACATAGGCATGTTATAATTTTCCTTCTGTTACAGGTTAAGCAGCAGCGTTACCACCTTGGATGAGTTCAACAGCGATCCTTTGACCGGCTGCACCATCTTCCAAAGCATAACCCATTACTATGTTGCCTGTTGTAGCAGCAGCAGCTTGGCCATCAGCAGCAGTAGCGATTGCGCCACCTGCAGTGATAGATCCGCCTGCCTCTACGACAGTTTTACCAGAAACAACTACTGTTGCTTCTCCCCCAGATGCAGGGTCGTTCAATAAGACACCTATGCAGTTTTCACCTGCACTGTCAGCAGCGTCTACTTGCCCGTCTGATTCTAGAGTTACGAATTTAAACTGGTGAGAGGTAAGTGCCTCACCTGCTATAAATGTGCGTGTTTCACGCGATTCTTGTACAGCCATAATTACTCATCCTTCTCATAGGTTTTGGCAATAAGGGCTTTACCCTCTGCTGTTTTTGCCACGGCATCGAAAGCAGCATACTTGTTAACACTGTGTTCAGCAGCGTAAGCCTCTACCATCTTGTCCAGTTTACTTTGTGGATCTAGCATGTCAGCATCGACAGCTTTCTCACCAACTTCATCCATAGAGGCAGCAAAAGCAGCATCAGCGCCCTTTAGTGCTTCTAAGACTTTCTCTTCGCCCTTAACTACGTCTAACAACGACATCGCCACTTCTACATCAAAGTGAGGCAGTTCAGCTTCAGCTTGCTTGCGTAGTTCAACCTGACGCTTTTCAACTTCTGCTTGTTCAAGAGCTTTCAAGACTGGCGCAGGAATATCTGCTTTGACAACGGACTCTCCGTTGACTTCTATAGTCTCTACTTCCTCTTTCTTCTTTATAGACTCGGCTTTAATTACATAACCTTCGTCTAATAGAGATTTACGAAGACGCTCATTTTCTAGTTTAAGCGTATCAACTGAGGCCTGTAGTATATCAGAATCGTCTATCTCTTCTGCTACAGCTTCGTCAGCTTTCTTCATATCGTCTTGTGTCATTTTCTTAGCCTCATTAAAGGTATAACCTTTGCCCATAAGACCTCGAAGTTTTGCCTTATCAGGGTCAGACATCTTGTCCATTTCCTTCATTTCGGCATCGTTCATTTTATATGCTTTTTCCATATCATCCTCATTGGAATCTCGCTTGAATAGAGCAACCTTGGCTTGCGCATTAGCTGGGCGATCTACCAAAGACAGTTCGTCAAGCTCTAGTTGTTTAAGAAGGTTCATTAATCTTCTCCTTAATTGCACGACCGCCAATGCTGAAGGCCGCAAGTTCACCAGATTTGACCTGTTTCCAGACTTCATCATCGTAAACTTTATAAGCTACGACCCATCCTTCACGGTCACTCTGTATGCCGAGGCTTTCACCGATCTCTTTGGTGATAGGCAGAGAGTGTATAACACGCCCTGTCATTTTGCCTGTGTGCATTGTTTTACCCACACGAACGTGTTCCATGAAATCATTCACGGCTTTCACTAACGTGTCAGGCTCGATAACATCACCTTGACGGTCAACTACTTTTTTACCGTCTTCAGTGACTACTGAAGCCCATCCATAGACGATACGTTGTTCATCGTCTGTCTTTAGGATTTTACCTTCAATATCCATTTTAGTTAAATCACTCACTGATCTACCCTTCTCCCACATACGACAAGACCAATAACGAGCAGAAGTTTTATCCGTAGCAGTATCGCACGAATGTCTACTTCTAAAATTAGATCTTGCCTTGGGATCGTCACGACGGATCTCCATGTTAGGGTCACCAAAGGTAACTTTAACAGTTCGTTCTCCGTCTTTTACATAAACTCCAAACTTCTTGCTTGAACCTGCAGGAAGTCTGAAGGGCTTGTTTAGCGGTTTATCCGCCTTGTCTACATAAACTGCATCTTCGTTCTTCTTAGTAGAAGAAGGATGTCCTGCAGGTAGTAAATCTTTATCATGTTTAGCGGACTTAGAACCATTCACAATTCTTAGGAAAGAATTTACTCTAGCCATTGCCCACTGCTCAGGTCCAGTAACATTTGGCCTTACTGATCCTGGATTTGTTTTGTAGGCTCCTACTCCTCTATTGTACACCTGTTGAAGCATACTAGTAGTTACCTTACGTTTTGATTTAGCGTTGTGTTCTTTTACCTTATCACTAAACTTAGACATTAAGCTAGCTCCGCTCTTATAGATACTGATATGTAGGAATCATTAGGAAAAGTCTCTATCTTACCGTTAGCGTAAGTAACTTGAAACTCAGCGTTGTAAGCTCCTGCAGTCTGTGTATCCCCTGCTGTCCAGTTATACTGAACTATGCCACTAGTGCTTGGGTCTACTATGACAGCAGCAGAATTTACTACTGTGACACCCTCTAATGATACCATGTGAAAGTTTACACTAGCTCCTGTTAAGTCTACTGCAGCATTGCTGCCATCTTTAAGGGTAGCTCTTATGGAAGGAGAAGTGTCGTTCTGTTTTATGTTGAAAGCCATTAAGCTGCCTCTACTATAACTCTATTAGTGCTTGGGGGTATGTTAGTCTTAAGTAAGGACTGTTGTATACTGACCACGTTTAAGCTAGGATCTACCTCAGTTGTACTTAAGCTTACTTCCTCTATCTCTACACTATTTAAACTTGGAGTTAGTGAAAGTCTGTTTATACCTCTGTCTATTAAGTCGGCTTCGTTTGTACTAGCACCGATGGAAATAAAGCCTCTGATTGACTCTAGGTCTGCGTCACTTGCGCTTGAGTTTACTATCAGTCCAGTATCGAAGGTATCAGCTAAGGTAGCAAAGTTTCTACTCTCTAGTAGTCCGAACCTTGCTGATATAAACTTAAGGTCTACATCCTTGCCAACAAGATCAAAAGACCCTGCTGAGTTAACTCCGTAGAACCTGCCGAATGTAACACTAAACGCACCTGCTTGTGCTGTTAGGTTTCTAGAGGCAGACAGTCCTGCATCTGGTCCAGTCAGAGTTAAGTTAAGACTTTGTGCGTCCTGACCTAGCGACTCTACAGTACTTTGTCCTACAAGGGTGTAGCTAACTGATTTAGCTCTCATTCCCCTGTTGAAGTTAGCGACCTGACCACCGATGGAAAATGATCTAAAGTCAGATACCCTAACTAGTTTTACTGCAGCGTTTATACCAGTTAAAGTAAAAGTCTTACTTGGGAAAGGATTTCCGTATATAAAACTTACCGACTTACCAGTAGCTGTAAAACTACCTTTTGTCGCATTTATAGATACAACCTTGTTAGCAGACTTACCTGTTAGGGTGTATGTTGCAGAACCAGAAGCTTTAGAAAGCTCAAACCCTACAGAGTTGCCTGTTAGTTGTATCTGACCAAGACCAGAGTTAAGGTCTATTTCTTGGCCTGTAACGCTTACAGTTCCTGTTCCTGCTGACAGAGCTATGTCAAAACTTACGTCTTGTCCTGTCAGAGTGACAGAGGAGCTTCCAACAATCTCCTGTCTATCAACTGAAGCGTCTTGTCCGCTTAGACTAAGTGAACCTAGACTTGCAGACATACTTATGTCTAAGTTCGCATCTTGTGTAGTTACACTTAAACTAGCAGGGTTTGCTTTAGAGTTTAAGCTAGTTAAGGCATTTTGCCCAGATAGACTAACTTGAGCTACACTTAACTTACTGTTTATATCTAGACTTAAATCTTGACCAGTTACATTAAATGTTACCTGGTTAGATACCCTAGATAAATTAAAGGTTGCAGCCTGGGTTGTGGCTAATATAGTACCTTGATTCGAAATGTCAAGGTGTCTAACAAAATTAGTGTCTTGGCCTGTAAATTTAAACTGATCGAAGACAGGTAGTGCCAGACCTTCGAAGCTAAGAGCTTTGTTGAAGTCTGAGTCTTGACCAGATATAGAGAAAGAGGCAGCACTTACTGGATAATTGTACTTAGTCTTAGTACTTGGCCCAGTTAAGGAAAAGAGACCCTTGTTAGCTACATACTCTTGCGAGTACTCTAAGTTAGCATCTTGTCCAGTTAGATACAGTATCTTAACTTGGATGGTCTCTTCAAATAGCCTTGGAGCATCTATTGCAGTTGTGCTGAACGATCCGTGACTAACCGATAGGGCTCTAGAACCTGCTGTAACAGCGTCTTTACCTGTAAGCGTAAAGTCTGAGTGTTCTGCTACCAGAGTCGGGGAGTAGTCAAAAACTGCATCTTGACCTGTGAGACTAAAAGTACCTGTTAGTTTAACATTAGATACATGTATGTCTACATTCTGAAAGCTAGTTGCAAAAGCTCCTTTAGTAGTACCTACTGCTCTGACTAGGTTTACAGAAGAGCCAGTAGTGGAAAATAACGCAGGCTCTGCTAAGAGACTTATCTTTTGACCTGCGTTCTGACCACTAAGGGTAAACTGACCTACAGTACTAGGCCTGCTTGTATTAAAGACTAGATCTTGGCCAGTTGTAGTAAAACTTCCCTGACTAAAGGGAGTAGAGAAGTCCGTATCAAATGTCTGTAAGGTTACCGAGAAGCTGCCGTTGTTTGCAGCTATAGATGCGTTGAAGACTGCATCTTGCCCAGTTAAACTGAAGGAGACTTCATCTACAACTTCAGATAGGTTCCTTAAGGCATCTTGACCTGATACACTAAAGGTTCCTGCATCGGAGGACATTAGGGCATTGAAGACTGCCGTTTGTCCTGTTAGAGATACAGAGGCTGAACCAGAAGCTCTGGTTGTAGTAAAGACACTATCTTGACCAGTTAACGCAAAGCTTACTGAAGGTATTACCTCTATTATGTCTACATCAAAGACTTGAGGTGTTGCCGAAAAGCTAGCGTGACTTGCAGCTATAGATGCATTAAAGACTGCATCTTGCCCCGTCAGGGCTACAGTGCTTAATCCAGAGGTCCTTGACGTACTAAATACTGTGGATTGCCCAGTAAGATTAAAGGAGGCCTGAGGAAACGCTGCATTAACAGCAAAGTTCGCATCAAAGGTATCTGAGTCAAAGCCATTCTCACCTACGTTGTTTAGATCATAGGTGATCTCAAAGCTTGCGTCTTGCCCTGTAGAGGTGAAAGACCCTTGTAGAAGATCCTCTTTTAGGTCCTTAACAAGTTGAGCAGCTTTTAGGCTTGTAAAGAATACGCCTGCATCTTTTACCTTTAACAGGTGTACATCTACATCTTCAAAGGCGTAGACAAAAGCCCCTGCATTAGCAGATATGTTTAGGGACTTAGTAAGAGTAACATCTTGACCAGATAACTCTTGTAGTGAACCTGTACCTTCACCATTATCTGCAAACATCGAAGCATTAAAAACTGCTGACTGTCCGCCTAGTAGAAAAGATCCAGAGGAAACCGTATATAATACGTTAAGGCCAGTGTTCGCATCTTGCCCTGTCGTAGTAAAGGAGCCTTGGGAAAAGGATTCTACTACTGCCTTATTAAGTGTGGCATCTTGGCCTGTTGTGGCAAAGGTTCCTGCACTTGCAGTAAAGGCAAAACCAAAGTCAATTTCTTGACCTGTAGTGGAAAATGCCCCGTGGGAAAATGACTCGTTTAGAGCTTTAGTAAAGTTAGCAGATCTTAAACTTGCGTCAAACTGACCAGTTTCTTTTACGTTACTAACATGTATTGCTACATCTTGTATGGTGTAGGTAAAAGAAGCAGAGCTAACAGGAAAAACCAGTTGGACTGCTTTTCTACCAGATCCCCCGATGGCCTCTTCAGCAACAGAATAAAGATTTACCGCCATTTAGGTGACCCTACAATCAGTTAATTAATCCCATAAAAGATACATCTGACAATAGCCAAAGTAGTCGCCCCTTAAGCCAAGTTTACACCTTATGCCATAACCTGAAGATGTATTAATACTGAACTCTCTACTTATAAGGGGTCGAAATTTATAAGAGTACCCTGCGCCACTACCCGAAGCTTCCCAGTAGATGTAGTTGCCACTACCTACGGTCCCTAATCCCGTACTGCTAGAGGGTGTACCACCACTATCTATATTCCACTGACCAGTAGAAGTTCCTGTGTTCATGTTGTTGAAGGTATCATTCTGAACCTGAGATTGGACTGTATTAATACTGGGCATTGCATAGGAGTTGTTAAAACTATAGCGAGTGAGATCTTGTTGCCATCCAGAAGTACCTGTCATATCAATGTTTGTGTTTGTACCGCCTGCAGTGTCACTGGTAGCATTAACATAGAAGTCGTCTATCTGAAAATCGCCTCTCCAGTAGTTCCTAGACCTGTATATTATACAGATCTTACAGG